CACTTTCAAAGTTGAAGAGAACGGATATGTAGAAACTTTTAACGTAAATCTGTTAGGAGATTTACTGGAAAGTGAAGACGGCGGTGAGATAAAGGCACCAAACCCTACCTATGGACCCGTACTGCAGCGGCTGTCAATCGCAACTATTGCTAACAACCGAGCTTGCGATGTAACCGAGATCGGACTGAAATCGACAGTATGGAAGCAAATCAGCGGCTTCCCCAACGTCAATAGTGTTCCCGACCCTGGAACGATTAATCTATATGAAAGGAACAACGGCTCGATCAGCCTCGGTTCAATCAACCGCTATGTGAGGCGGATTAGCTTTTTCCGTTTACAAATTCGCCTGCTTGGCACGGATGACAATTCCTGGACGACGCTAGACCACGACCGATTGTTTGCTGTCGAAGGCAACACCCCTAGCCCTAAATACAACTTTATACGGATTAACCACCCCAAAAATCAGTACGAGTTTCGATTTGTGCCGGTTCCCGGTAGTGAGGTAGTACGCGAATGGATAGATGAAGAGGTGTATTTCTTGGGCGGCGAAATTTTAAGGGGATTCCCTAAAGACGACTATTACGTCAGTTTTAATGGTTATTTGAAGGAAATAACTACAGCCGTTACTACCAACCCGGATTGGACGGTGGGGCAATCACCACCAGATTCCGTGGGAGCCATTCAAGAAATTAGCCCGCTGTCAGTCGGGAGGCCCCCGGACGGTGGCGATGATGTGCTATTTAACGAAAATATCCTCGCCTCTGGCGGCAGCGGAACTGGATGCGAAATTCAGGTCATTGTGTACTCAAATGGTTATGCAGAGTTCTCTATCCACGAGGGCGGTAGCGGCTACAAAAACGGTGAGACAGTAACCCTTCAAATCCTCCGCAAGACCTATCCGTTTACCGTTACAACTGACGCCTTAATTGATACTAGTTTGACGTTAAACTTGCACGACGCTGTTGCTGACATCTACAAATACGACGCAGAAAACAGCAGCCATACAAGCGGTCCTGAGCACGCTGTCGTTTACGTCAACGAGATCATTAAGCAGGACGCTCCTGGTCCGCAGTACGCAGATCTGGCACTAATCGGTCTGCGGCTAGCCAGCTCAACCGAGTGGAGCACCTTCGCTCAACTTTCTGCCTATGTGCAGAAGGGCGTTGAGGTGCAGCGCCTGATTGATGACAACGGCAACCCCACCACCAGGTTGGTTGCTCCAACCAACAATTTTGCGGAAATCGCCTACGCCGTTCTGACCAACACCGACTGGGGTGCTGGCAAGTTCATAGGCAAAGACGCAGTGGACCGTGACCGGATGACGCTTGCGGCTCGGTATTGCCGCGCCAACGGGTTTACCTGGGACGGGGTGTTGGGCTCTGCTGTAAACCTGCGCAACTTTATTTTTGAAAACGCGGGCTTCTGCCTGCTGGACTTCACGATCCTTGGCGGCAAGTTCAGCCTTTACCCAACTGCCACTTACGACAGCAGCTACAAGATCAACGACAGCGTTCCAGTCCAGATCAAAGCGCTGTTCACCGATGGAAACATCAAAGACCTGAGTGTGACTTGGCTTGGTCCAGAGGAGCGGCGTCTGTTCAAGGCTGTCGTTAAGTACAGGCACGAAAAACTGAACGGCTTCCCCGAAGAGCGGATGCTGAGCCTTCGCTTAAGCGATGCCGAAGGCGGCTCTGATAGCGATCCCGAAGAAGAGTTTGACCTGTCCTCGTTCTGCACGCAGCGAGATCAAGCGCTGAAGTTCGCCAAGATGGCGCTTCGTTTGCGGCAACTGGTGGACCACAGCGTCACGTTCCAGACCACACCTGCCGCAGCACTGAACCTGGCGCCCGGTCAACACTTCCGCCTGGTTTCGGAATGCACCCACACCAGCCGTTTTGCCAACGGTGTGATCAACCCAGAAGGAGTGATTGTCAGTGCCGACGGTTTAGCCAACGGCGCTTACAACATCATCTACTGGAAGCCCGGAACGACTGAGGTCAAGCAGACGCGGATAACAGTAAAGAACGGTTATTGCGAGAACGTAGACCTACGCGGCACGGTCTACACCTTGGCGAACAGCACTACCACCAGCCGCGTCTACAAAGTCGAGACCTTGGCAATGGGCGAAGAAGGTTTTGTCGAGATCACAGCTAGCCATGAGCCCGTGACTGACCGACTTACGATGAAGACGCTGGACTGGAACGACAGCGATTTTGTGATTGAGGAGGGCTGATGGCTGCTGTTGCGTTCCCAAACATCCGCCCCAGTGGCAGGAGTTATAACCCCGGCGGTTATCCCCGCGCTGAGTTTCAGTCGCTAAACGGCGCAGTCACGACGCTGCAGTACGGCAACCGTCGTTTCAATGCCGAACTCCAACTGCAATTCGACAACATCTCAGACGCCCAGACGGCACAAATCCTGCAGCACTACGAAAGCGTCGGTCCCACCGACAACTGGGTCAGTTTCACGACAAGCAGTGGAGCGTCCGGTGCTCAGTCAAGTTTGGCCAACTACTTCCGCGAGGTTGGCGGGAGTGGCTTGCGCTGGCGCTATGCCGAACCACCAAGCGTGACCAGCACTTTTTTGAACGCCAGTTCAGTTAGCTGCCGTTTCGTCGGTCAGTTAGACGGTGCATAGAATGAGTTCATTGGATTTTTAGGCGTCGATGGCTTACTACAGCGGCCAACAAGGCGAGCTTTACATCGACGGCGCGAAAGCCGCCAAGGTGCAGAACTGGTCTTTCACCAGCAGCCAGGAAGTACTGGAAACGGTGGCTTTGGGTGACACCGATAAAACGAGCATCGCCGGGATGCGAACCCTGACTGGTCAGTGCAGGCTGTTCTACTACCAGAGCTCGGCTGGCAGCGGCGGTGACGTGACCAAGCTGATCAGAAAGTGCATCAAGACCGGCAGTGGTCAAGGCGATGGAACAGCTTCCTCTAGTAGCACTGCCAGGCTGAAGCTTCGGGTTGTGGATGGTACTTCTGCTGGTCGTTACATCGAGTTTTATTGCTGGCTGACCAGCATTTCGATGAGCATGGCGATTGGCGAAGTCTTCTCCGCTGATGTGAATTTTGAGGCGAACGGGGCACCCACTGGTCTGGCGATCTAATGGCGATTTATCTCGGCAACTCAGGTGGGGTCGAGCTAAAGCGCGACAGCATCACCAACTGGCTGGAAACCCAGCTGGATCCCGCCGATGTCAATGTGTCGCGGAAGCGGTTTTCTGTTGACTTCAGTTCCGGGTCGCTGATTACTGGCGACCAGATTGAAATTGCAACAGTTGACGGCACAAATTTAGAGTTGGTTTCCGGGCACAACTATCCCGACGGTCGCTGGTACGCGCACATTGATGAGGCAGGCGGCATCCGTCTTTACTCAACTTTTGATACTGCGGTAACGGGCGGCATCACCAATGCGCTGACTCTGGTTGAGCCATCGACATCGAAAAACATCCAGATCCGTACTCGCAACTCGCAGTTTCGTTCTGTGGCGCGAGTTAGAAGCTACGAGATAACAACCGAGCGAGAAACAGTTGACCTGACACAGTGCGGTGACGAGTTCCGCCGTCAATACGAAGCTGGTCTCATCAGTGGACAGGGCAGCCTGGAGTGCATTTGGGAGCACTCTGCGGGAGGCGGTAGAACCGGAAGCGCCACAACCAACCTTGAATTTCCGGCTTACCTGGCGCGTTTGGTGATTCGCATCCAACAGGGTGCCGATTTTATTGGGCGCTTTTTTATCTACGAAGGTTCTGCTCAAGAGGACAGCGTTTGGTACGAAGCCGATTGCGTTGTGACCAACGTTGCGGTGACCGTACCAGCAACCGACTTGATTGAGACCAACATTCAATTTGTGACCAACGGACCGTTTGCGTTGAAACAGGGCAAACCGCCTAGCTATCTGCTGCAGGAAGACGGCGCACTGCTGCTACAAGAAGACGGCTCGTCCATTGCCTTGGAGTACGGCGGTTAGGGTTGCGTGTAAAACAGCCACGCAAATCGCCTTTACCAAAGCCCGCTCTAGACTAGGCATAGCAGAGCTGCCGCGTTTGGCGGGAGGACGAGATTCCTGATCTAGAGATTTCCAATCTTCCCGCGTTGCCTGGCGCCAGCCTGCAGGGGACTGATGTTCTCGCTGTTGCTGACCTGTCGGCATCCGAGACCAAAAAGATCACCTCGTCTGATCTTGTTTCTGCTGGCTATGCGCTGCAGGCAGACGGAACGCTTGACCCGGACAAGCTGGATCTGTCCGGCATTAACGCGGAGGCGATTGCTGGCACGGCGATCACGGCTAACACGCTGCCTGCTGATCGGATTGTCGCCAGTTCGCTGACCGCCACCCAAATCGCTACTGATGCGATTGGTGCAGCCCAGCTGGCTGATGACGCCGTGGACACGGCAGCGATTCAGAACCAAGCCGTTACTGCGGCAAAGATCGCTGATGACACGATCACCGCTACGCAGATTGCCGCTGACGCGATCACTGCCAGCGAGTTAGCCGACGATTCTGTCGATACCGCCGCAATTCAAAATCTGGCGGTCACTGGGGCGAAGATCGCCGACGACACCATCACCGCAACGCAAATCGCGGCTGATGCGATCACTGCCAGCGAATTGGCAGATAACTCTGTTGACACGGCAGCCGTTGTCGATGGTGCGATTACCAACGCCAAACTGGCTGGCGGCATCACGAGTGACAAGATTGATGCCAACGCGGTTGGTGCAAGTCAGCTAGCCGACGACGCGGTTGACACCGCAGCTATTCAAGATCTGGCAGTCACCAACGCCAAGCTGGCGGGCGGCATTACAGGTGACAAGATCGTTGCCGATGCGATTGGCGCAAGCCAGTTGGCAGACCTTGCCGTAGACACCGGGTCTATTCAGGATGCGGCGGTCACCAACGCCAAGTTGGCTGGTGGCATTACTAGCGACAAAATCACCAGCGTGGATGGCTCAGCCATTCTCTCTGACACGATCACGGCTACGCAAATTGCTGCTAATGCCGTTACTGCGTCTGAGCTGGCTGATTCGAGCGTTGATACCGCTTCGATTATCGACAGCGCAGTCACCGACGCCAAGCTGGCTAGCGGTATCGACGGCGCCAAGCTGACAGCCGATACGGTCACTGCAGCCAAGATTCCAGCAGCAAGCCTAGATCGCGGCATTGATAAAACTAGCGGTTCCATCGGGCACACCAACAGCATCACGGCTGGAACGCATAACGGCATCAGCTTTGACGCCCAAGGTCATGTCACTGGTACGTCAGCTCTTGCTTCTGCTGACCTGCCGATTGCAAATACGACTCAGGTTGGCGGCATTAGCGTTCCCGCTGCAAGCGGCTTGTCCGTAAGCAACGTTGGAGAAGTAAGCCACCAGGACACGGTTACAGCTGATTCTGTCAGCGGGATTACTTACAACAGCACAGGTCACATCACCAGCACCCGTGCTCTATTAGCCAGCGATCTGCCAACCGCTACGGCTGCCGATAAAGGCGCGGTATCTGTTCCCGGTCCTTCTCTGACAGTTGACGGTAGCGGTGTTCTGAGCCACGCCTCCAGTGGCGTAGCACCTGGGACGTACCAGTCCGTCAGTGTTGATGCGCGGGGTCACGTCACTTCTGGCGGATCTTTAACGGCGTCGATGGTGCCAAGCCTGGATGCCAGCAAGATCACCACTGGCACCTTCGGCTCTGCATTCCTTGCGCCAAACAGCGTCACTGCTGAGCAGCTTGCCGACTACGGCATTGCACAGGTCAGTGAAACAGCGCCAACTCCTGAGTTTGCTGGTCAGTGGTGGATTAACCCATCTGACCGTTCCGCTTATATCTGGATTGGTACGGTCTCACCCGAAAACGGGTATTGGTTGCTTGTCGGTTATGGCAGCCCGACGCAGCTGAACCTGCGTTTTGGCGGTACTTACAACGCCTCAACCAATACAGTTTCGACCCTCAACCAGTACGGCACCGAAGCTGGTCTGACTATCGGTCAAGCGTTAGGCGCACCCAGCAGCCTTAACAACGGTGTGTACCTGGCAGTCACGACCGCTGGCACTGGTACGACTCCCGCACCCGCAGTTTCACTGGCGGTTGGTGACTGGGTACTTAGCGAAGGTACCGGCTCGAACTGGACCAAAGTTGCAGTTGTTTCCGGCGCCAGCGGCACGTTCAACGACTACGACATCCTGTCCGACGGCACCTACTTCACCCCGAACATGCCGGGTGTGGCAGATGTCCGCGATGCACTGGAATTGCTCTGGGGTCGTGTGCAGATTGCAAGCACCGTGACCTTAGGCGTGGTGAAGGAATCCACCGAGGTGCTAGTTGATAACAGCACGGGTGAAATGACAGTTGGGGTTGTCGATGACGGCACCTACTGATGACACACAGACAAGGACATTTTGTCTATAGCGCCGAAAACGTTCCCATCGGCGGAACGCCTGGTGATGTCCTGCTGAAAATTCAGGGCGCCAACTACTACACGGCTTGGCGCGACTTCACCTATGTCTTCGAGACATACGACGTGGTGCTGGACGACGGAGAGTATTAACGACGGTACAGTGTTGAAGTAATCCCGTCCGCCCTGGAGTTAAGGGAATGGCTTCGACTCATAAGTCCCTGCGTAGCAGCACTGCAGACAAGCGCCCCACGACCAGTATTGCTGACGGTCAGATTGCGCTGAATACGAATGCTGCATCGCCAGGTCTGTTTTTCAAGGATTCGGCTGGCACTGACATCATCAAAGTCGGTCCTGTTCACGTTGGAACGACCGCACCCAACGCAACTCCTGCGACTGGCGGCAGCAGCGGCAATAGCACTGGCGAAGTTTGGCTTGACACCAGCCTGACTCCTGTAGGCGTCAAGATTTGGAATGGATCGAGCTGGGAAAACGCTACCCCCGCAGGCAGCACCACAGTTCAGGGTTTGCTGGAACTGGCGACTAACGCCGAAACCCAGACTGGTACGGATACTGCGCGTGCTGTTACTCCGGCTGGCTTGCAATCCAAGGTTTCGGATAGCACCAGCACGACTAGCAGTACCACGATTGCTAGCAGCACCGCCGTTAAGTCTGCTTATGACTTGGCAAATGCTGCGCTGCCCAAGACCGGCGGCACTATTACTGGCGCACTAGAGATTGGCACCACCGGCAGCCTTGTCTTTGAGGGTGCAACTGCTAACGATTTTGAGACGACGGTAGCGGTTACTGATCCCACTGCTGACCGCACGATCACACTGCCTGATCGCAGTGGCACCGTCATTACCAACGCAGATACCGGAACTGTCACCAGCACGATGATTGCTGATGGCACGATTGTCGATGCCGACGTTAATGCCAGCGCTGCGATTGCTGGTACGAAGATCAGCCCTAACTTCGGCGCTCAAACTTTAGTTGTTGACACCAACGTTCTTTACGTTGACGCCACCACAAATCGCGTCGGTATTGGTACGTCGAGCGCTGGTGCAAAACTTAGTATCGAAGAAAAAACTTATATCGAAGGAGGTTACATACGCTTTTTAGATAACGCATCATCGCCAACTGGCACAGCAATGTGGCGACCGGCATCAGATACCCTTGCCTTTAATACAACCTCCACCGAACGCCTGCGCATCGACAGCTCGGGGCATGTAGGCATCGGGACTAGTTCGCCCGACGATTTACTTCATTTATCAGGAACTAATTCAGCCATTGGCGCTAATTTTACGCTAGCTCGCAACCTTATTCGAATTGAAGATACGGACACTACGCAAGCCGGCGGCCAGATAATCGGCGGTATTTTATTTGAGGGCAATGATAACGATGCAAGTGCGGCGGGTCTTCAAGCGGCTTTAACGGCAAACACAAATAGCGGCACTGGTGGTGGTCAGCTTCGTTTTTATACGGCTGCAACAAGCAGCACACTTAACGGGAGTGAAGATCCCAGACTCCTCATCGACGGCTCGGGCAACGTTGGTATAGGCACTACTGCACCTGGCGGCAATCTACATGTTCAAGGTGTTGCAGGAAATGCAGCGCGTTTTTACCTTACTGACGGAGATGCGACGGGGACAGGCAATTCGTTCCTTATGGTCAAGTCTGGAACAATTACAACTATTAGTGATAGGCAAGCTGGAAGTACGCTGGTTTTTGGCACAGCCGATACCGAACGCCTCCGCATCAACAGCTCCGGGCTCGTAGGCATAGGGACTAGTTCGCCTGGGACACTTCTGCATGTAAAAGCAGCATCTAATTTAACGACTGATCTTCCTTTTACGGTTCAGAATAATGCCGATAGTCTTCGTCTTGGTATCGGTGCTTATGGGCTTTCTAATACTGTTGGAACAAGTCAAGGAAGTGATTTCTATTACAACGTCGGCAGAGATCATTTGTTCCGGACAGATGGAAATACAAAGGTTGTTATTAAAGAAGGAGGCAACGTCGGGATTGGCACCACGAGTCCAAACTATGCCCTTGACGTGACATTAGGCATTGGTGTCTTTGAAGGCCAAGGGATTCAGTGGCACAACGGTAGTGGTAGTAATTCCGCTCAAATTTATGGCGATGCAAGTAACAATCTGATATTTAGCAACACCAGCTCTAACGCCGAACGTGCTCGCATCGACGGCGCGGGCAACGTCGGTATTGGTACCTCAAGTCCCAGCAGCTACAACTCTGCATTTAGAAACTTAGTCGTTGCTAACACCAGCGGTTTTTGCGGCATCACTGTTGCATCAGCAACTAATAGCGAAGGCACTCTTGCATTTGCTGATGGCACTACAGGATCTCAAACATATCGAGGTTATTTTCAATACAACCATACAGGTGATTACCTCAGAATCGGAGTAAGCGGCGGCGAGGTTGCAAGATTCGACAGCTCGGGTCGCCTCTTGGTTGGCACGTCTAGTAATATCACAACCGTTTCGAATGGTTTTAGTTCTTCCTCTTACTTTCAGCTTGCGGGCAGTGCAACCGCGACCGCAAACATTGGCGCTTTTTATTTTAATAACAATATCACCGGCGCTCCAAGTTTTTCCTTATCGAAATCTAGAAGTACGACCGTCGGCCAGCATACATCTCTTCTTTCAGATGATCGTATCGGAAGCATTAGCTACTCCGGCTCAGATGGCACAAGCTTCATTGAAGCTGCAAGGATCACAGCTGAAGTAGACGGCACACCTGGCGTTAATGACATGCCGGGACGCTTAGTGTTCTCCACTACTTCGGATGGAGCGTCTTCTCCGACGGAGCGACTGCGTATCAGCAGTGTAGGTGAGCTGTATAACGTGCCAACTTGGAACAACACTGCAGCCAATTCTGCTAATTTATTTGTTACTAGTTCGGGTAATTTTGGCAGATCAACGTCTTCTGCAAAATACAAAACCGATATTGAAACTATCGAAGATTTTTATTCTGATGCACTTCTTAATTGTCGACCTGTTTGGTATCGCTCAACTAGCAAGTTAGATAATCCCGATTACGGTTGGTGGGGCTTTATTGCGGAGGAAGTTGCGGAAATTGACCCACGATTAGTGTTTTGGAAAACGGTTGATATTACTTACGACGAGAAGGGCTCTGTGGTGGAAACACCTTGCGAGCCTGAGCCAGAAGGGGTTGCTTACGACCGCTTTGTACCTCACCTGTTAAATCTGATCAAGCGTCAACAGCAGGCAATCAAAACCCTTGAAGCCAGGGTTGCCGCACTCGAAGGCAACTAACACTCAAGGCGGGCAACCGGCCATTCCCAACTGGTTGCACTTCTACTAACCTGCAACAGACCCGGACCTCATCATGGCTACCACTTTCACCTGGGGCATCAACACCCTGGTACGCGAAACCGCTGATGGTTTTGTGATGACGGCGCATTATCGCGTTGACGCCAACGACGGCACCTATTCCAGCGGTGCGTATGGCTCTGTTGGCTTTGAGCGCCCTGACACCCTGATTCCTTATGCCGACCTCACCGAAGATGAGGTGATTGGCTGGGTCAAAACCGCACTTGGCGGCGACGAAAAAGTTGCCGAAATCGAAGCCGCTCTCCAAGAGCAAATCGATAACCAGCGTGCGCCAAAAACCGCTGACGGCACGCCGTGGCAGTAAAGAGCAAGACGGCTCTGGGGCGGGTTGAACACCGCCCTGGAAAACCTAAGCGCACACGCCAAGGCGCCGGAAAAAACAGCCGTCCGCGTGGAACCCGTAAGGCTTATCGCGGTCAAGGTCGGTGATGAGTAACCGTTTGTCGCTATTCGGTGGTCTGCTTGCATTGCTGACCACTGTGGTGGCGACAACGGTCACCATCGATTCGCGCTACGCCAAGTCCGCAGAAGTCAAACAACAGTTTTGCCAAGCCCGCAAACAACAGCTGCGCGACCGCATCTTTGAGCTGGATCTAAAGGCGAATAAAACACCGAGCGATAAAGCCTTGCGAGAATACCTACAGCAACAACTCAACGACGGCTGCTAAGCCGCTGGTGCTGTGGACAAGATCAATCTTGAGCTAATCGGCGGCATTGTGGCGATTGCCGTGCAAGCCGGTATCGCTGTCTGGTGGGCAAGCGGCGTCAACTCAAAGATGTTCCACATCGAGCATGAGCTGATGAAGCTGAACATGAACGTGGAGCAAAACACTGAGTTCAGAATCAGATGGCCGCGTGGTGAGATGGGCGCGTTGCCAGATGACGTTAAACAAGATTCCGCTATTCAAGTGTTGCAGGCAGAGGTGGAGCGACTTAGACAGCAAACACCATGCAGAAAGTAAATGGATGCCGAGAGATTAGAGAACTGGCGAAAAGTAAAAGCAGCACTAGAGAAAGCAGGCAAAACTGACTGCGACTACTACCGTCGGGCCGTTGTAATCCTGCGCGGTCAGCCAGATCCATGGCGTCCACCTTCGATAGACTGAACAGAAGGTCAGTCCCATTGCCGTGGACATCTTTTCAGGAATTGCCACGGTGATCATCTCCGCTGGCGTTGGTGCGTTATGGCGTATCGACAAACGCGCCGGGATCATGGAGGCCCGTTTAGGTTTAGTGCTGGAACAGATCACCGCGCTTCGCAGCGATCACAAAGAACGGCTCGACGATCACGAGCGCCGGCTACGCAACCTCGAACAGAAACTGTGACCACCGTCGTCCACTCCACTCAATTTGAAGGCGGTTTCTCGCTGGAGCAACTGGAAAACGAGCGCAACGAGATCTATTACCGCGCCTGTAAGGACAGCATCTGCCGTTACGCCGAAGACGAATACATCGCCCGCATGTATCTAGAGGGCATGGGCTGGGACCCTACGCAGCCTCCGCTGTAGCCGGATCAATCCATTCCTCAATTTCAATTTCCAAGCGCTGATCCCAAAAATCCTGTTCCCGAAACCATTCCCGCCATTCCCGACTTGCCTTCCGCACGTTGCAGGACAGACAGGCTGGAATGAGATTTCTCGGATGGGTATGACCGCCTTTACTTTTAGCCAGTACGTGATCCAGTGTGGCTGATCTACCTAAATCAGAATTGCAATAAGCGCACCTGTTACGCCACTTCCAAATTATTTCTTGCCTAAACCTTAACTTGGCCTCTTTTTTATTTAAGTATTCGCCATCCTTAATCTGATGGTCCATACCCAGCAGTGGCTAGTTAGAAGGTAGCCGGAGAAACCCTTAAGCGCTGGTGCGTCTTATTTAGTACAGCTAAACTTTCGCAAGAATCCCGAATTTGATGGATCCCACCACTCTCGCTGCCATTGCAATCCTGGCTGCAGCCGGAAGCGAAATTCTGACTCTGCTGCCTATCCGCAGCAACAGCTGGGTCCAACTGGTGATCAGCGTCCTCAACGCAATCGCCCGAAAAAAGTCCTGAGCACAACCTGGCTGGTGCGATTTGGCGATAAAGACTGGCGACACGCGCTGCACAAGTCAGCGCAGGACTTCAAGTTCCACGCCACGCTCAAACCCCGACTGGATCGCACCATTGAGGACTGGCATCAAGCACAGCCCGAAGCACTCAAGCCTGTGGTGAGAGAACACGCTGACGGAGGTTTCAGTATCCACGCACCTTGGTCTGATGGCGCAAAACAAGATCCGCCTCGCTGATCTATTCCGCTACTACAAAGCGCTGCCCCATCAGATGGCGGCGGTGAATGAGCTGGAGGAGGCTATTAACAAGGCCAACCCGCACATTCTTGGCCGCGACCAAGGCTGGTTCAAAACCTGGAGTGTGTCTGGCAAGCAAACCAACTTCCCCAACAGCTGGGAAGGCGTGCTTGAAGCTGCCCGTGTTGCTGGCGCCAAGTTTCCCGAGCTTGTCGCCGCACAGTGGGCACTGGAGTCCAGCTACGGCAAACACGTATCTGGCCGCAATAATTTCTTTGGTCTCAAGGGCGATGGCACCGCCACCAAAACCCAAGAGTTCATCAACAATCAGTGGATAACGATTACTGACAGTTTTATTGACTTTCCCGATTTAGCGTCCTGCGTCATCTATCTCGTTGATCGCTGGTACCGGGATTACAAGAAGTACAAAGGCTGCAACAACTGCAGCACCCGCGAAGAAGCAGCGAAGTGGCTGGTCAAAGAGGGTTATGCCACTGACCCCACCTACGCCGAAAAACTAATCAAGCTCATGGACCAGCACGCTGGAACTGAACCAGCGATCAAACCTCACGAGAAGATTTTGAAAGTGCCGTATGAGTACCAGCTTGGTGCTGATGACGGCCCTGAAGGTTACCGCCAGTGCTTTAGCTCCAGCTGCGCAATGGTGGCCAGATATTACGGAAAGATCTCAGGCGACTACGAATACAACAAGATCCGCGCCCGCTTTGGCGACAGCACTAATCCTCAAGCGCAAAAGGCAGCATTGCATTCACTGGGACTGAAGGCTGAGTTTGAGATGGATGGCACCGCTGACATGTTGGTGGAAGAGATCTCAAACGGTCATCCTGTTGCGGTTGGCTGGCTACATCACGGCCCCGTAAGCGCTCCAACAGGTGGCGGTCACTGGACTGTTGTGCGTGGTT